CGGTCGAACTCCAGAGCAATGTCGTCAGCGTCAGAACTCCGCACAGCGTCTGCGTCGGCCTTGATCTCCTGCACCCTTTCACCGTGAGCCTCCTCTGCCTCGTCTAGTTCAGCCTCTGCAGCAGAACTAAGCTGGACCCCTCCGTGACCGTGGGGCCCGAGATGAAGGGTGATGATGCCCGCCCTGACGGCACCCCAGACGGCGGCGGCGGCAGCTAGCACCACCCACAGCCACTCCACCATTGTCTTAATCATCGTCCAGGCTTGGGGCTGACGCCCTTGACGCTATGATTCGCTTCAGTGCGCCCACTATGGTCGCCGACAGTGCGCCTCCCGCCACCCCGGCAAGGGCGGCATCTGCACTTTGGGCCATGGCAAAACCAAACGTGGCACCCGCAGCCAAGGCCAGGAGCCTCACCGCCGAGACGTTCCATGCGTCTCCGAGATACTTGTGGACAATGGGCTTTACAGCAGAGGTCACACCCCACGCTCCGACTGCTGCGATAACGGCGATACGGATTAGCTCTTCGTCAATATTCATCTGCAGTTAGCTCCAGTCGCCTGGCATATGGCGGCGATTGATTCGCCCGCCCTCTGTTGGCGCTCGATAATTTGTTCTTGGTTTCGTTCTATCTTAATGATTCGATCCCTAGCACCTGCGTGGCCAAAAGCTGCGCCCACATGGTCAGAGACCAGCCGTTGGCTCTTGGCGAGGGATGCCTCCACCCTGGCGACGTCGGTACTGGCACGAGTAAAGGACGCATAGACGCCGCCCGCCCCAAACACCACCGGTATAACCCAGATTAACGCTTTAAGAAGAGGAGCCCCGAGAATCTCGTCCATCGTTCCCACCAACAAAATCAGAGTGATGACATCATCATACCCATGGGTCACCAACGGCGCTACCCATCAGATGGTTCGGAAGATCTCACAAGTGGTATTCGATTTCGCGAATACGCCTGGGGTCTTGGGCATCTTTGCGATGTGGGCGCGCTCCGAACAGAAGGCCTTCATTCTCTCGCCTCTGTGCATCTTGCTGCAGTTGTGCTTGTGGGTCCTCTTTAGGTACGTGGCCGCACCTGGGATGTCGACAACCTCCATGCCGCCCGCCTTTGCCCGAGCCAGCATCTCTTCTCCTGGCAGGCACCAGAAGCCCATAAATCCGCCCAGCTTGCGTAAGGCCGCAGCCTCCCACGCCATAGCAAGTGGGGTGACGTCTGTCGGCTCTGCCTCTGGATCCCCGCCCAGTACCGCCTGTCGAGAGCAGTAGCCCACTAGCTGTCCCTCTCGTCGGTGAGACAAAATCTCCTTGATGTGGTCTGGCGTGACAATGTCGTCCGCACAGATGACGACGAGCACGTCAAATGCACGCATCGTTGCGATTCCAGTATTGATCGCCACGCCTGCCCCTCGACACCTTTGGGTAACGATTGCGCCGATGTCTCCCTCAAACTTACGGCAGGCCTCGAATGGCGGGACCACGCCGTCTGCCACCACGACGATGTCTATCTCGACGCCGCTCGGAAGTCGCTGTGCAAGCACGCTCTTGATGCACTCTTCGAGAAGATCGGGGCATACCAATACCGGTATCACCACGGCGACCCGCTGCTTAGGCTTCGGGGCGCGCTTTGGCTTCGTCTTTACTTCCTCAAGATCATCCATGTGTGATCCTTTCTTTGATAGTGCCCTCGACGGGCCTGACATAGACGCTTGGAGGGTTCATCATAGCAGCCTCTAGCGATTTTCGCTTCTTGCTGCCGAACCCGGTCCCCCGTCGCCTTGTAAGCTGTTCTTCGTGTTGTCGGTAAAGGTACGCAGGCCGAGAGCGGACGCAGCGGTGGCCACCGTTTCTTATCGCCCTGAAGTAAAACTCTGTGTCAGCAGAGCATGGCCACGCCTTGAAGCCCCCAAGGGCTTCGACCATCTCAGCGTGGTACATGAAGACGCCGCCCAGCGTCTCTGCCCCCAGCTTTAGGTGCTTCCCATCTTTGTCCACCTTGATGTGCCACGTATTCGCAACAGCTCGCCATCCGTCGTTTGCGCTGGCATCCAAGAGCATCCCCACCCTGTCCGCTGTAAACATGTCGTCCGCACCGCAAAATGTGACCCAGTCGCCCCGCCGCTCTCTAAGCCCCGCGTTTATGGCCACATATGTCCCTACATGGGAATCTAGCAGCAAAGCCGTCACAGGGCCGTTCTCGGCCGCATTTGAGGCAATGGTGAACGCCTCCTCGTCGTCATCGCATACAATGATGACGTGTACGTTGATGTCGCCCTCCTGGGAAAGGACGCTGTCCACAGCCTCTTTCAGGTACGCGGCGTGGCCACGACACGGAATGATTACGTCAACTGTCTCCATGCCCTCCCCCAAAAAGAAACGGGGGCGGAAGCGTAAGCCCCCACCCCCGTGCCTGAGCCCCGACAACCGAGCTTCTAGGTCAAGGTGACCGTCGCGAAAAGTCCAGGTCGAATGGTGCTGTTCCCGTATCGCGTCATCACGCCGATATCGACACACGCGGTGCGTGGGTCTCGGAAAGTGCCCAGGTCCGAGACCGGGACATATACACCATGGATGTGCCCAATCTCTTGGGGGTTATCCGACTTGGTTCCCAGCAGGATGGTGTCCGCTGGCATGAATCGCATCTTCCACACGTCGTACCGGTGGTTAGCCGTGCCGAACTTGTTCGCATACCTGTCAACGTCACCTCGAAGTGCGTCCTCACGACTTCTGGCCATGTTGTCAGTAATGCTGAACGATTCCAGCTGCTCCAGAAAGAGCAGGCTGTCAGGGTCGGCACATACCCAATTGGCCCCACGGAAACCGTCGACCGACTTGAAGATGCCATTGTCGGCCTCCAAGATGGCGTCGTATAGCGTCTCCTGGTAGACCTTTGGATCAAGGTTTACATACACAGAACCACCGGGAGGAGCCTTGGACCACGACACCGTGGTCGTAGCGTTAGCAATGAGTTGATCAATGATCTCCTCCTGCATCTCGCGACGAAGCTCGGTCGCCATGAACTGACGAAGCTCGTCACCGAGGCTCGACTGATAGCTTGCGCTCATGTCTTGCTCGGCGGCGATGGTGTACTTGGCCGTAAGTCGCTTACAGCTCGCATGCACCGTCGTTGCCGTGAGGCCGAAGTCCACTTCGTTGGCGGCCGTGCAGCTGCTCTCGGCAGTTTCCGCTGGGCAGTCACTGTAGTCTGGGTCCAGCCCGGTGTTAAAGTCAGTCCCGGCAGCATAGAGGCCAGCAGAGCCCTGCTTGTATGCAATGTGGTGGACGAAGGCGCTCGGCCCGTCCATCGCAATCACAGAGACAAGCTCGTCGATGATGATCTGCTCGAACACCATGTCGACCATCGCCAGAGACTGGCGGGTGAAGGTCGCGATGTCCCCAGGCACGATGTTCTCACCAAGGGGCTCTCTGCCCCAGATGTGAGGGTCGTTGCTTCGATAGATGCCACCAATCTGGCCACGCCGTACCGACTCGTTTATGTACCGCTCCTGCGCCTCAAGCGCACTTGCGACAATCCTTTTCTTGCGGGGATCGTCGCTGCGCTGAATTGCCGCAGAGACCTTTCCCCATTTTTCGACAAGGTCCATTTTCTCAGCCTCCAATTTGGTTTTGGCGATCCCGCGCCATGGTCGCACGAACGGATTCCATAATATCATTCAAGTCCTCGGGGGAGGACTCGACAACAACAGCGGCGTCAGGGGCCTCAACCGGGTCATCCCCGGCATCCTGTGGCTCTTGAGCCACCGGCTGGGCCACGGGGACCGTCGCCGCCTCTAACAAAGCAAACAGTCGCTCGGCGTTCTTGGTCACGCCCTCGACGTTAACAATTGCGCCCTCGGCCACCATGAAGTCGATTTGCTCGCTCACCAGTGGGCCAAAACGACGACCGCTAGTGGTCTCCGTCTTCTCAGATTCAAGCGCATCACGAAGTCTACGCTCTTCACGTTCCGCACGAAGAGAAGCGACCTCCTCCTTGAGAGAGGCATATTCCGCCTCATTGATTGTTGCACGGTGCCTGTCCACCTCCAACTGCTCGCGCAGTGCAGAGATTTCGCTGGCAATCTGGTCGTCATCAGCCGACTCCGTGCACGTGATTCCTTCGACAATCCTGAGCAAAACGCCCTTCTGATTGTCGCTGAGACCGAAGAGGGGATCAGACTCCAAGATCTTAGCGGTCGCGTCATTGACGGCCGCCGGATCGCTGGGCTGCACCTCTTGGTCGGCTTCCTTTACGACCCTCTTTTCTTGGTCTGACATGGTCACCTCTAGTTCTGGAGCAGCGTCCCTGTTGGTGCTGCTACTGGTTTCTTCTCGTCTCAAATGCGTGCCAGCCGATGGCACGCGAACCAAATCGTATCGGTCCAATGAAAAGTCGGACACCAGACCAACGGTCTGGCCTACATGCTCCGGGTTGTCCCCGGCAAAGGGCCCGCCCTCTTCAATGGTAATCTGCTCTAGGACACCCTCGCCTCGACTGCTGACACCCACCGGCATCCCTGCGCGGAAGAGAGTTAAGACATCCCTTCCCGAGGCAGTATTGAGGAGACCAAATCTCCCCACCGCCGTCACGACAGAATCAGACTCTGGAGCTAGCGCTATTTCAAGAAGTCGGGCCGGAACCTCAAACGTAGGGCCCCCTGGGGGGTGCCCCAGCTCTCCGTCCACAAACTCGTCGTCAAGACGGCGGGCCAAAGACTCGTTCTCTCGGATGAACTCGTTCGCCGGGTAGATGCGCCCGTTTCGATTCACCTTGCCTGATCGACCAAGCTCTGCCTCGATAACTGCCAAGTAAACGTCTGGATCTAAAGAGAAGTCATCTACGTTCTCACATAGACGCGCCTTTGACCCCGTCTCCTCTAGCAGTCGGGCCCGTGGCCCGGCATCTTGTAATACAGTAGTCATGCGACAATGGTATCAAACTCAGTGATGTCCGAAAACATAATAATTCTAGCAGCTTGTCGGTGTGCGGGATGCCTACTGGCTCGACCAGGAGGGTATAACAACAGGGCCCAGGCCGTTGCCAATCCTAAAGTGCGGCAGATCTACCCACATTCCGTTGGCTCGTCGGACAGTTATGGCGAATGCCTTAACGGACTGTTCGAGGTTTGCTTCAGCGCTTCGTCCTGGATTGACCGCACTAATGTCACTGATGATTGAGGCAAGTCTTTCCCTTTGGGCCGTACTAAGAGGGAGCCCGTGAAGGCTCGTGGGAGTGGCGGGCTTCACGCTATCGTGTTCCAGATGCTCTCAGGGAGTTAAGGGCAAGACGAAGCCCGTCAATCTCCTCTCGGTTGCAGTTCTGGCATCCCCCTTCATCCGACTTGTAGAGAATCGCGTCTGCGTGTCTCTCAAGGTGCACACGGGATCTCTGCTTGGTTCCATCGGGGAACCCGGAGAAGTCGGTTTGGTTGAATCGGGCAAGAGCGTTCCTCAACCGTGGAACATCTACGGAGGCATTCTCGTCAGCATCTTTCACCGTGTTGACGTGGTGAGGCAGCTTGCTGCGAGAGCGCAGGAATACGTCGTCCTCGAAGTACGCGACGGGCTCAAATGCAGGGGCTGGTAAATCGCGCCTCTGCTCAATGGTTGGGTCCTCCACCGCCTCACGGCTCGGAGTTGTGTCGCTGCTGTTCATTTGTGGCTCCTCATATCCTGACATTCTAGCCGCCACTCCCTGCCTCGCGGCCTGTGAGTATGCGACCATACGCGAATCTTCGTCGTGTGCAGTGTAGATGTAGCACTTACCAGACTGGCCCCATCGAAATCCTGGCCGACCATCTATCTCGCAGACTTCGATTGGCATCCCTATCCTCCGTCCCCGCGAGAGTGAAGGTCGTCGACCCGGCCCTTCACTTCTGCCAGTGTTTGGACTAGGTCCTGGTAGATTGTGGCCCTCTCTGTATTGTACTGGCCAATGATGGTGTCGTAGCGGCTGCGGATTATCTCCTCCGCCTCGCCATGTGCCGCCTCTTGCTCTTTGAGCGTCTTCTGGAACTGGTCAACCATCTCATCGAGACGCTTCTGGCTTCTGGCGTTCAGCCAGATGAGGAAGCCCGCGAACATTCCGAGGGCCCCGAAGTCCAGCAGCTGGGGGATAAGGGTGTCCATTCATGTGTCTTCGACAAACGTGTTCGCGGCGGGGGTGTCTGAGGTGGCGCATGTGCGCCGGACGCCTTCAACCTCGTTGAAGTATACGATCAACACCTCGTCGTCCAGCCTGCGTATTAGGATTGCCGGGAAGCTGACATGAAGGCTCAGGTAATACAGTCCTGTAATCATGATATCACCAGGTATTCAAAGCTGACCTTGACTGACCCAGCATCGGCTGGGTAGCTTCCCGCGCCGTAGTAATTGCTCCAGCCATACCACTTGAGTATAGGCGTGGCCGCAGACGAGCCGATTTTCACCATGGGAGCAGTTTGATTAAGCGTTGTCTCGGCACCATAGAGCGAGAAGATGTTCGTTCCTGAATATTGGAGGTATGTGGTATCATACGATACGTAAGTGAACACCCCTCTAGGGATGTACGCCTTGCCGTCAACCTCGATGAGCCCAGGGCTGCTGATGTAGCTCGTGTATCCGGACGAATCATACGAAAACCCAGTAACCACCTCCCAAATAATCCTCACGAGACGTGAGTTTGCTGGGAGTTGCTGGGCCGCATCCATGGTGAGCGAACCAGAGGCGGCGTCTATGTCCGTGAAGTCGATGGTGTATTCGGCCGTGGTGGTAAACGTCAGGGTTGAGCCACCACCGCCACCGCTTTGTGCATCAACATACGCCTTGTTGGCAATATCATTGTCAGACGTGGGCGTAGTGGAGTTCTTCAGCTTCCCCTTAGTATCAATGTCATTTGGGAATAGATTAAGAGCCATTACACCGTCCCGTTTCCTGCAATTATGCCGAGTAGTCTGCCAGAGTGAAAGTCTTGACCTGCCCTCCAAAGTTGATCTTGATCATGAGGTCTCCGGTGACAGAATCCATCCACATCACGACCTTGCCAGAGGCAGGGTCTGCAGGCGTTGCAACCTGTGATAGTGCCAAAGTGCCACCGATGTCTAGGGTTGCTGCTGGCGAAGTCTCGTTAATCCCCACCTTCCCGGCCCCGTTCGCATGGCCTGTCCCAGTAACCGTCAAAGCCTCTGCTGCGCCAGAGACGAGCATCAGCCTCTGCTGGCTTGCTGCCGACGCATAGGAGATGCCGGCCCCAAACTTGCCCCTCCCAAAGGTGTGGGTTCCCGCCTGAGAGTAGAGTGTGGCCTGAAAACCAAGTGCGGCGTCGTCGTTCACCCCGTCTGGGAGCACGACTTGGCCATGCAGACTGTTCCTGTCGACATACTTGCTGGCATACGGGGGCTCTATGTCACCGAAATAGAAGCGCTCCATGAAGTACGACCAGCCTGCGAGCTTGACCGGATTTGAGCCGGGGGCCACAGTTATGTTCAGCCGCATCCTCCTCACATAATTCGTGGACGGCACCTCTATCTTGTAGACCTTGTAGAGGGCGTTCCGGGAGACGTCCACAGGGGCCCCGAGGGCGACCCAGTTTACGGTCACCCCATATGTCACATCGACACTGACTGTCGCCCCGAGGTGGTCGTCATGATAGAAGATGACGAACATGGAGCCCTGTGGATATATGTACCCATTGTAGATGCCAGCGCCTGAGCCCGTCGTCCCGTAGTTATCAACGATGTATTCGGTGGTTGCCCCGTCTGGGACGACGACCGACGTGTCAAAGTCCCCGTCAAACATTGCCGCAGACAAGTTGATACTGTCTGGGCAATTGGTTGGGGAGACGTTCGCGTTGGGGGCGTACCTAGTATCGGCACGGTATAGCGCGTCGTTGAACTCCGCTAGGCGAGTGAGAGGCGTGCCCCACATCCCTGCCGTGCTACCCCAGACAGTGCTGTCGTAGCTAATCTCACCCTGCACGCTCAGCGCAGAGGTCTCCACCGATGGTGGAGTGATTTGGGATAGGAATAGGTTGTAGGACACGCATCGCCTCTCTTCTACGCTTTGTTAGCTCATGATCCATTTGCCAGCGGCCAGAATCGTACAGGTAACTGACTGGTAATCCTGGCTCAACGGTACGGCTACGCCTGCGCCCTCTCCATCAATGGTCTCCGTCCCGCTGGGCGTGATGTTCATCTGATTCGAGGCTGCCATTCCGCCCAGCACCTTGAAGGTGAAACTGCTGCCCTTAAGTGCCAAGGTTGCTGCGGGCAGGTTGAACGTGCTTACGGCAGTACAGCTGTTGGTGGCCGTGTCCAAAACCTGAATCTGATTGGACTCAAGCCCAGACGAGAGGCTCAGGTTCTTGGTTGTCCCTGTGGCCCCAGTCGGCTGAGACACCTCCAAGGTCTTCTTGATTGTCGTTGCAGCTTTAAGCCTACCAGAAGATGACAGGACCAGAAGTTCATTGGTGCCTGGTGCGCTTCCAGCATCAGTCTGAACGAGCTTGTCGCCCTGTCCCGATGCCGTTGCAATCGCACTCGAAAGATCGCTGGCGGTAATCGATGCGTAGACCGGGTCGGTGTTTCCGCCACTAAAAGAGGCCTTGAGGAACTGGCCGTCTGTACCAATCGCGAGGCGCGCATTGTTCGTTCCATTATTATATATGATGTCGCCGCGTGTACTCGTTGGCGACAAGGCGTCAAAGGCGAGGAGTGCGGTGCTCTTCCCGGTACCGCCATCGGCAATCGTCAGGTCGGTAATGCCGGTGACGGCCCCGCCAGTGATTGCAACGGCCGCTGCGGCCTGCGTTGCCATGGTGCCAAGGCCGAGATTTGTTCTTGCGGCGGCAGCGGTGCTTGCCCCGGTTCCACCGTCTGTCACTGGGACATCTGTTCCGGCTGCACGGTAAACGAGGTTGCCTTCGACAGCTATATTGCCTGCGGTGGACCGCGTGATGGTGGTGTCCGAGGCGTGCCCAACGTTGACCGCCAAAAACTGTGGGCTGTCTGTGGTTCCCAGCCCGAGCGTGCCTGCCGTAACGGCCGAGTTGAGCAGTGTTGCGATGCTGGTGAGCCCGGTGCCACCGTTCCCTGCTGGCAGGGTTCCGGTTACCTGGGCGGTGAGGTCAACGCCAGCAGCCTTGATTGTGACAAAGCCAGCTGTAACGCCGAAGTCGGCGCTCGAAAACCCCGCCCTACCAATTGTAGAGGTAGCGCCGGACAAGGCGGCCGTCGATTTCGACATGTCAAGCGACAAGACACCCGTCGCCGTGTTGATGTCAGAGGTGATATTTGAATCGGTTGCGCCCTGGATTGTCACGTTCCCGCTGGTCGTGACGGAATATGTGTCCCCGTCGTCGTCCTTGAACCCTACGCTGGTTACGGTGCCCGCGCCGCCTGCAGCGGCCCACTCCAGGGTTGCGGCCCCTGTGGCAACCGTGAGGACCTGGCCCACCGTCCCGGCTGCAAGCCTTCCCCCTGATCCAGACGCGCCCCCAACAATGATGTCTGCGGCGGCGCTCATTGGCGAAAGGGCGTCGAATGCGGCGGGCTTTGTGTCCGCCCCAGTACCGCCTTGGGCGATGGCAAGGTCTGTCGTCAAGCCTGTAATTGAGGTGATGTCAGTGTTGGCCCCAGATGAGGCCGCCCCAATGTTTGTTCGTGCGCCGGCAGCCGTTGTTGCGCCGGTTCCGCCCTTTAGAACCGGCACCGTGCTTTCCGTGGCAACGGTACCGAGACCAAGGTTGGTACGGGCGTTGGACTTTTGGGTGACAGTCGTGAACTCGGCCAGTTCCTGGCTTACAACAAGAGCGCCAGCGAGACTGCCGCCAACAACCCAGGCTGTCCCGTTGTAGACAACCTGGGTGTCAGCGTTCGTGCCGGAGCCCCCGCCATCGGTCTCAATGAATACGTGTGTACCCTCTGTTGGGGTTGTGAAGTCCCATGCGCTGGCATCCGTGCCAGCGTTTGAGCCCCCGTTGAATTGCGCTACCTTGTTGGCGGAGTTGAACCAGGCATTGGTGATCGCTGTTCCGCTCGGGGCGGCCTGGACGAGGTATCTCGCGTTGGCCGCAGGAGTGGCCACTGCCGCCGCAAGCTGCGATATTACCGAATCAATCCAGTCTCCAGACCCGGCGTTTGCGTCGACATACGCCTTGTTCGCCAGATCGTTTGCGGCCGATGGGGCAACACTCGATTGGAGCTTACCCTTGGTGTCAACGGTGTTGATAAATAGATTAAAAGCCATGGTAAGTTCCCTTTAGATTACGAGCCAGTTGGTGCCATCGCTTGACACACGAGTGGTTGATAGAGTTTGGAGCATTATAATCGATGCACCACCGTCGATGGTGCCCCCGGATGAAGTTACAGTAATTGAATTCGTGGCAATAGTTCCCGCCGCATGTTTGACCGTGAAGATTTCTCCGGCCACCCCGGCAGCCGCTGGTAGCAAAACAGCTACCGCGCCAGCAGTCACGTCGACCTTGACCCCGGTATTTGTCGAAGACATGGGAAAGGGTTGCTGGCTTCCCGAGGAGATCGACTGCCAGGTGATGGTAGAGCCGCCTCCGCCGCCGCCTCCGCTTGTAGCTCGAAACGATCCCCTAAACATTAGTCACCTCACGCTGCCGGTGGTACGTCATACCAGATCTCAAGCTGGACAGAGGGGGTGCCCGCGTCAGCCTTCATCCAGAACTTGGTTATGCCCTGTCGCCCTGGCACCCTCAGCTCAACTGAGGGGCCGTTAATCATTGCCACATTGTAAGCGTTGACTGGATCAGGGGCCCCTCCGGTGACAGCCAAAGAGACCCTGACGTCTTCTCCAGCGGTCGCGCTCATGTTGAGCACCGCAACCATTCTGAGAATACCGCGTGCCACACCATTAGGGTCCTGAGCGAGGGCGTCAGCCGCCCCGGCATAGGCTACGGTGCGAAGGTCGAACTCTTCCCAAGCGCCTGAAGCTCCGCTCACCACACGTAAGATACGATAGGCAGACGGTTCATCGGTTACTGGGGAATGGCCCCGCCAAAGCACGGCCAGGCTTGGTAATGGCATAATCTACCTCCGTCACAGGAATCTTATCAGGCAGCTTTTGCGCTGCCTACCCACTGGCGCGATTCAAATCTCTACAGCTCTTCCTCGAACTCAATATTCTCAATCTTAACAATGGACGAGGTCTCATTGAGGGGCCCGCTGGCGTTAAATTTATCCCAGACCCTCTCCTGAATTTGGTAGCCCTCATGGCGACCGCCACCATACCCCGTACAGCGCGCAGCCACTAACTTCTTTGGGTCAGATAGGACGGCGTGGGTTCTCAGAACCCCGCTCGCGGATGTAAAGTAAAATGCGTTGAGGGCCATCAGCCCGCTGAAGTTCGTCATGTTGTACCCGTCGAATCCGAGGGAGAAGACCTCCCCGCCGATTCCGATCCTGGTCACCCTGTCAACAATCTCCGTCCAGGTCGTCTTGCTCCGAAGAGTAAACTGGCTGTTCCCCGCATCCGAGTTCCGCAGATTGTTCGCGCCGTATCCGGCCACTGGGTTCTCAATGTTAATCACATCGCCGTTTGCCAACTGAAACTGTGACTCTGCGATAAAGCCAGACTGGTTCCTAATCTCCATCTCTGGTTTTGGCGTGTAGGATACCTTCCACTTCTGCCGTGGCCGATGGTTCTTCCTGCGCCTACGCTGGCCGGTGGTGGATGTAATGAGCGAGTTCCCCGCTCCCAGCCCAATGGTCCACCCCCAGTCGAAGTCTCGATTGCTTAGATCGATCCTTCTTCCAAGGGTCATATAGGAGACGGCATGGTACCTCTCTGCGGCATCATGATACTCACAGCCCCCAATCCGTATTCGCATGAACCTGTACTTCTTATCCCACTCGTAGACTGCGGCACCAGAGCCCTCATTCCCGCTAGGGAGATTAAAGGCAAACCTATCGCTCATAATCGCAGCCGCGCCGACCCTGACCAGGTCAAGATCAGCACCACCGCTGAAGTCCGTGGTGAACATCGTCAAGTCGCCAGAAGCAACCTTAACCCAGTTTGGCCCGTTGTCCTCTATCTTGAGAACATGCCTGTCCTTCGCTCCGTGACCGGTTGCGAAATGCCCCGTTTCTCCCGTCCAGATAGCGCCGCCTTGATCTCTCTCTCGGTTATAGAAGACAAGGTAGAAGTTCTCTCCTGGCCGAGACCGAAGCTGATGTGGAGTGAACGGCGCTTCCACGCCTGCGCTGCTATACTGCTCTGGCCCCCAATACACATACCCATTGTCCCTAATTACGAACCTGATCTGAGGGTCGTCCAGGGGCTGAACGATATTGCCGACCCCCAGTTTGTAATACTGCGAGTAGTAGAGGTACCGGGAGAGGAACATGCACCCACTGTTTGCGCTGGCGGGGAGTTCCGTGGCCTGTGCCCAGGCCCCAATCTCCATGTACCCGTCTGGCGGCGGCGCAATGAAGAAGTTTATGTCGTCATAGTGAGAAGACTCATCAGGATAGTCCGCAAAGTTCGGGTTCCCGTCTCCGTCCGTTAGATTTGTAAACTGTACGCATACCGCTGGAGAGGTAACACCGAACATCGCCAACGCATTAATGGAGACACCCTCGTCAGCGGCCCCGCCAAAATCGAACACTATGTCTGTGTCAGGGGTGTGGTAGCGGACGATGTTATGTGCAGGCGTCCCCGTCGTTTCCACCTCTGCCGCAATCAGCGTGTCTGAGCCACGCCATCCGTAAGAGGTTGGGAGCTGAAAGATGCTCGCCGCTGCAAACCTGCTCTTCCCCTCGTATTGAAACGTTTGGTTCGACGTAGCTCGACCGCGAAATGCCAGCTCAACCCCTCTATCGACAAACTGGTGAGGGCTATCTCCAGCAAGCGACGGCCTCATTGGGGACAGACATCCCGCGTCGTTGACCTGGAACATTCCCATTGCGGGCTCTTGCACCGTGGCGAGGCCTTCCTCAGAGACGGCCGCGCCCTCATCGCCACCGAGCGGAAAGCCAGAAGCCTCACCTGCATAGACATCGACAGAACACTCTGCCTGGTCAAGAAACGACCTGCTGAACTGTACAGACTTCCAGAGACAGTTCCTGTCAGAAGCCGCGTCCCGAATTGAGCCAAACTCAATGTACTCTTCCGTGCGACCAGGCGACCCCGGAAAGTCGATGCCCGCCTGTGAGACGAGCGTGTGGTCTAGGCTCTCGGGAACGATGTAGTCATTGAGAAAATCTGGGTCTTCTCCGCGCTTCCAGGGCCTTGCCGCAATAAAGACTTTCCCGCTTTCCCTGCGCCCGAACAGCACCTCCACCCAGCCGGGGCGAGCATAGTCAGTGGCCTGCCCCGTAACGACACCCGCAGCCTCGGCAAGGGTTACCTCTATGTCGCTGTTCGCAATCTTTGCACCATTCCCAGAGAGATATAGGATGCGCTTATTATCGTCTGGGGCCGATGGCTTATAGAAGTGGAGACCCATCATGACATGGGAGATGGCCCCCTCGTCTATGAGCCCAATCTTGATGCCCATGTTAGGGTCCCAGTTGGTATCAGACACGGGAAGGTAGTCTGCCCCATAATCAATAAGAACGACGGCTCGGCAGACGAAGCTAAGCGACTCCTTATTGGGGTCAGTATAATAAGGGTAGATGTCTTGCTCCGTCCCGTCCGTCGTGTCTGCCAGAGTTTTCAGCATCCACCCCCGGCTATTCGGGAAGATGTCTCGACCAGAAAACCTTGTGATCTCAGCGGGGCCACTGTCGTATGAACGAAATCCTCCCGGAAACGTACAGTATGAATAGTTCGATCCGATGAAAATGTCTGCCAACGTCTGCCACGCTCCGCCGACATACCGCCGCTTGTAGTCGTCCCCTGTCCGAAGGGTTTCAGAATCTACATACCGGGGATAGCCTGCGCTGGGTGCGGCTACGTCCGATTTGAGCCACCAGCCCTGCTGGTCTGGAGACGCCGCCGCAAACCAGCTTAAATTCCAGACGTTTGCACCAAACTCGTTGCCCAACATCTGGCCACGGTACCACTCCCGGTCTGGCGCTTCTGGGGCATTCAGCGTCACAGCCTGCGTTGCGTCAACCCTGTTGGCGCTCGGGCTCTCAATCTGCAGAAGAGGTGCCCCAATCGCCAATTGTGTCGGGATGTGGACATTGGCGGGCTGGTGGAACCCACTCTGCACAACCATCACAGAGCGCTCATATGTCTGCTCTCCAGAGGGCCACTCGGCATTCTCCCAGGGCAGACCAGAACCGACGGACATCGCATAGGCCCCAGGCCAGTCCATCGGGCGGTCCTCAAACTTAAAACACAGCGACGTCACGATTTGGCCGCGCCATAGCACGGCCTCGATGTCGATAGGGCCGTTTGACCAGATGGGCCCGCCGCCGAAGTTCTGGCGACTGCTTATGCTCCCCGCAGCTCCAAACCCGCCAGTTCTGCACTGCTCCACCGCCCCGATCCAACCATTGGGGCCCTGAGTGTTTGCACCGAAATCCAACACGGGACCGGCTACAGCGGGAGCCACGGCTAGAAGCGGTGGGTAGCCAAAGGCGTCCTGGAAGATAGCCACCATCCTCGGAAACCCGGCCGACGCCGAGTTTTCCGCCCCATACTGAACGAGGCCAGGCACAAACCTGTGGGTGCGAGAGTTCAACGGAGAGGCAGACTGCTGAATGACGTCGGGAATGCTCCTGGCAACCTCTTGGCCAGAGGCTCCAGAGGCGACGTCTCTCATGGAGAGTGTTCGGGTCACCACCCACTGAACGTGTGTGCCGCACGGAGACCCCATCTTCAGGCTTGTAACCTGAACGTGGATGAAGCCAACCGGTGTCATGCAGACAGCGCCAGAGAGGGCGAACACCGATTCGTCTATTACATTCTCTGCAGAGAATGTCGAGGTGTCCCAATTCGCAGTAAACTCCCCGACGCCGAGGCGCTTCTCTGAGCCGAACATCTCCCCGTCACCAGTTACAAAAAGCGAAATGACCGACTGGGGCCTGTTGGTTTCTGTCCCGCTGTTCCAGTCGTCTGTCTTGGCTCTCGAACCGGTGCCATTGCATACCAGCAGCACCACCATCTGGCCGTTTCTATCTAGGCACGAGCTGACGCTCGCATAGCGCTGCCTCATCGTCGTGCTCTCAAGGGTTTCAGTATCAAGGTCACCAAAGGTTAGGTCTAGAACCTGGTTGCCTCGCCACGTCTTGCCCCTGTCGTCTGAGACCATGGATAGGAGCTGTGTCTGGGTCGCCATGACGCAGACAAGGCGGCCGGTAGGCAGCACTTGGGAAGTGATGTCGAGGGGGATGGTGCTAATTGTCACCCCCGAGATGTCTCCAGGCTTATTGGTATCTGCAGTATTCCCCTGCTTGAATCGGTTGTAAGATCGAGGAGTGGACTGAAGGTCATTTGTCACGCCCGCCGTGGTGTCGCCGCCAGAATAGAAGCTGTCGTAAGAATCAAGCTCTGTACGCAGGGCGTCTACACCGAAGAAGGCGTTGGCGTAGAGGTCGTTGTCTTTCATCTTCCCCAGGAACCCCGCGCTCAGGTAGAGCACCTCTTCAGTGTCATCGAACTGCACGACGTCATGGCTCGTGAGTTGATAGTAGTCGGCCCCGAGGTTGGAGCCGTCTGCGACAGGTGGCCCAGGGATAGTTTGAATGCGGCCATTGCTCCAAAACATCTCCCCCTTTACCAGCAGATGAAGGCTTGCCTGAGTGTTTCGGTTCTCGACAGGCGTGGGGCCAGAATAAAGCGGGTCACCCGCATGGCCCTCCCCCTCGGCGGCGTCTTGGGTTGTCATGGATGTCTGAAACCACTGATACGGTGGCGACGTTCCATTGATGTAGAAGCTGAGAAGGTTCCCGTTTTTCAGCGAACAGAAGCCTGGCCGAAAGTACGACCTGCCTAACATCTCCGTCCCAACGTCCCTCGCTAGGACCTCTGGCACCTTGCCATAATAATTAGGGGTTGCCCGATACTGCCACTGCGTTTGACCCTCTTTCCTAAAGGTGTACCTTGCCTCGTCTCCGCTTCCGGCTGTGCTGATTATGCCGTCGCCTTTAATCTTGTCGTTCCGCCGAACGCTGGGCATGTAAGGCGGAAGTTCTAGCGCGTGCGGGGCTGGCGGGGCTGGCAGGAAGAGGCCATTGCTTGCGGCATAGGTTGGCTCAGGGGCCCCTGCCGCTGTAACGTTCACGTCACCCTGTCGGGTGTCGTTCCCCGTAAATAAGACATCGCCGTTCTTGAGTGTCACAACCCCGAGAGGGGTGGTGTCCCCCTGTTTGATTGCGGCCTCTGCATAGAGGCCACCCTCCTCGTAGGCGTCGGCCTGTTCAGCTTGAATCACGTCTGTGACATTGGCGCTCTCAACGTCAACAACGGTTTCGCTGCAGACTGGGCTGCCTACCACGACCGCCCCTTCGACATTCGGGTCCTGCACCACGATATATCTACGCGGCTGCGTGCTCTTTATTACTGCCATTCCTACCCTCTTCCTGGAACGCCCTGAAATCCCAACAGCTGCGTGCTCTGCCGATCCATCGCCGTAGTCATTGCCCCGGTTCCCTGGTTAATCTGGGTCACGATACCGCTCACCAAGAGTGGCAACAAGGCCGCTGCGGCGGCCTGAAGGCCGGTGGGGTTTGGAACGATTCCGACACTGACGTTGACGTCCCCCGTCGCGCCTCCTGCGTTCATGGCGTTAACCGCCTGTGGACCACCCATGCGTCCGACCGCAGCACGGTTCAAAACGCCCTCGCCTGGCTGCAGAAGCGCTGGCACAGTATCAAGGGCAGACGCCCTCATTCGAGAGTTGAATGCGTCTACCATCCCGCCAGCCACGTACCCCTGCGCTCCCATGTTTCTGAACATGTTCGCCGCGCTTGCGTTTCGCATTGCGTTCGTAATGACCCCGCCCTGGTTTAGCCCGCTAAGAAACCTCGCCCCTTCCGACAGGCCAAGGGTTGGGATAGCCATAAGGACGCGGGTGACAGGGTGGTCGAGTATTTCTCCAAGGATATTGTCTCCAACGAGCCGCTGCCCAAGCTCGCCGCCCTTCTTGAATGTTTCTCCAGGCTTGTCTACCAGCCGCTTAAAGAAGTCTCCGAGAGGCTTTAATATGCTCTTCATCAGCTCGTTGCCTGAGTTCTTAAAGCTCTGGATTATCTTGTCCACCATCTCCGGTATCGAGGAGATGAATGCGGCGATTATCTCGGGAAGGCTTGAGATGATGGCGACCACAATACGTGGCCACAGAAGCATAATCTGTGGCCACATCTCAATGATGCCTCCAATGATTGCTCCCACAATTTCTGGTATCGCGGCAGCAAACTTCGTGACCAGCTCCGGTACGGCTGCGATGAGCCTATCAATCATTCGGGGCAGGGCCTTTGCCATGCCATCGACAATGGTCGATACGATTTCTGGGAGCCTCTCCATCAGGGTGATGAGGCCTTCCATGATGCCGCTTACGATGTCGGGAAGGGCCTCGGCCAGGCCATTAACCAGGGCCGGAAGTCCATCAGCAATCGCGTTGATGGTCGATGAGAGAATGTCTCCCAGTCGAGACGCGAGAACCGTGATTGTCTCACCGAAGACCTTCATGAGCTTCGGTATAATAATGGGGATGGCCCCAACCAGAAGAACGAGGAACGTGCTAACGATTTCGGGGAGCTTGTTAACTATCTCCCCAACCATGGCGAGCGCATCGGTAAACACGTTGGCGAGTGTCCTCTCTGGAGATTCCTCCGTAAGAAGCGCCGCCTTGTCGCGCTCGAACCGTGATTGCAGTCTGGCAATCTCCTCGTTGCTTGCACCCTGGGCCTCAGCTGCGGTGAGAAGGACCTCAAACTCATCTCTGAGTAGTGCCAGCCGCTCTTGTCTGTCTTTCCGTTCCTGCGCTGCGTCCTTCCGCGTTTGCGTGAGAACGCCTAGCGCCTCACCGAGGCCGCCGAAAACCATGTCCACAGGGGCCTGAATGGTCGATACGATTGGCTTCAGTGTTGCGTCGAGGGTGCGGGCAAGAAGACTTACGAACCCCTCGAATGCCATGGTAAGCGTCTTCGCCCCCAGGCTGAGAGATGTGCTGATACCGGCCGCTATTAGTTCGCCACCGTCCTTTAGCGACTGCGTAAGGAGCGCGCTGCGGGCCTCGTTTCCCCCAGGGTCAACCCGTTCAGAGACCACCACTGCGGCCTTGTCTAGGGCTTCAGCAATCGAGCCTTGTGCGGAATCGATGATGGTGGTGAACGAGAGGCTAATCGAGCTTGTGAGCGCGTTTCCTCCCTCGACGAGCTTTGAGGAGAGGTCATCACCGAACTTGTTGAAGTCTAGGGAAACAAGTCCCGCCGCAGAGGCCAGCGCCACCCCCGCGCCCTCAAGCCCAGCCGTGGCCGCCCTGGTGGCGCTATTAATAACCCCGGCAATCGAAGTCGCAAGTCCCGCCCCTACCCCGCGCAGCGTATCCGCCGCAATCTCTGCCATGTCGGCAGCGATAACCTTTAAGCTCGTTCTGGCCTGGAGGTCGCCCCCCTCTACCCCGCGCTTCTGAAGCTCTTCGAGTTCATCCCAGGTGAGTTTACCGAGAGACGGTGCGTCAAGACCCCCAAGGGCGCGGTCAAATGGATGAATCCCCTCAATATCGGGGCCGACCGCCTTTTTATCCCAGATGTCTTTAATTGCGTCGAGGTCGGTGCTGGCTTGCTTTATTCGCTTAGCTGCCTCGTCGCCCCCAGATATCAGGGCCCCGAAGGCACCGGCTATCCCAGACGCCGCCTGAAGCGAAGCTGTCTTCATCCTTGCGGCTGCCACTGCGGCCGTTACGAAGTGATCCTTCAGCACCTCGCTGCCGCTGGCGACCCGGTCTGCGACATCGAGTAGCTTCACCGCTGCGGCGTTATCGGAGATGTCGTATATCGCAGCTATTTCCTTGGCTGCCCGCTTGCGAAGCTCGTTGTACTGAATGAACTTCTGGGCCCGCTTTTGCTCTAGAGCAGCCAGCTGTTCAGCAAACGCAACCATGCTGTCCACGAAGGCTAATGCCTCTACCCAAATATCCTGCGGGTTAAACATGTCGTGCCATCGTGCGGCACCGGCAGCTAGCCTCTTGGAGATTCTCTCAACGCCCTCTTCTCTGGCCTTGTCTACTGAGATGAGATTCGCTTGGTGGTCAAACTCGATGTTAGCCCGCGTCTGCTCACGCCTCGTTTCATTGAGGTGGAGCGTTTGGTTCATCGCCTCTTTGGCTTTGGCCACGTCTTTGGCAATGAGTTTTGCGCCCTTGTCCCCGACCTTCCCACTCCGCACACCCGTCTCTTCTAGCTTTCGCTTTCGTTGGTCAAACGACGCCTTTGCCGCTGCGTCGTCCCTCTCCCGCTCTGCGTCCGCTGCGTCCTGCTGCTGTTGTGCCAGGCGATCGAAGAGGGCCCCACGGGCGGTGAGTAGCGCGTCTAGGTCTTTGTAGGTGTCGGCCTTCTTTTGCAGCGCCTTGTTGGCGCGAAGCTCGAACTTTAGGCCAGCCTCTCTAATCTTCAGCTCTTTGGACAGAAGCGCGTTTACCTCTGCCTGGATTCGCTCCATCAGCCGCATGTAGCGCTCTGCGTTGTTCTGGAATACGCGCCGCGCCGCTTCAATCCTCCTGGCCTTCTCTGCGTCCTTGCGCTGCTTCTCAATGAGAGACGCCTTCAGCCTCTGTAGCTCCATCCCGTCTGTCTCTGCGGCCACCTCTTTGAGGGTGGCCACAAGGTTCCTCTTTCTGACCTTATACTCATCCTCTAGCTTGGCCCTGGTTTCTGCGACCACCTTCCTCTGCAGCTCGTACTCTTTCTTCGCTGTCTTTATTTCTTCAAGCCGTACACCTGATCGAGCCAGCGTGGCCTCGTTGACCTCGCCGGCGAGCCTGTTCGCCCTTGCCTTTAGGTCTCCCTCCTTGGCCAGCTCTTCATCGAGCTTCATCTGGCTCGCCAAGATGTCGTTATGGGCTTCTTTGATGTGGTCTTTGAGGGCCGTCATGGCCGTCATGCGCGCCTCTATCGTCGCAGCATCGTGTGCTAGGCCCTCGCTTATGAGAGCCTTCGTCTCGTCCTTAATGAACTTCTGTATCGAGATGAGACGAGAGGCCTCGTTAGTGAAGATTGTCTGCACTTTCGTGCTGGCATGGGCGTTCGATGCCACGCGCAACGCTGCGGCAGCGGCGGTGCCCTCCATCTTCCTCGCTATCGCCCGCTGATGGAAGGCCAAAGAAGCCGTCAGATCCGACTTTTCTGCGCGGGCTTCAGGGCTCAGGGTGGCGGACCCCACTTCCTCGGTCAGCGCCCTAATCTTCTCCCCGATTTCGGCTAGAGCAAGAGCATCAGCACGCAGCGACTCTTGGTCAACGAGGCTAAGCTCTGGAAGGTCAACGTTCCCCTCAACCAGCGCAGCCATAAACGCCGAGAACGGGTCATCGCCCGCTGGCTGCATCTCGACGTTAATCCTTTGGACGGCATCAGGGGTGAGTTCGAGGGCCGTCCCCAGGTCGGCCCCCCTCCTGGTGGACATCATCTCTTTGACCGTCTTGTAGCCACCCTCTTTCACTTGACGGATGATTTCGTTAGATCGGTCTATGAGCTGCTCTTGCGCCGCTGCCGCCACCTCGGCGGCGTCTGTAAAGACGTCCCTGAAGGCGTCGGCTATTGCGGGACCCATGAGAGCAATGCTCGCCACGATTGCCACAAGCCATGGCCCCGTGAGCACGGCCCCGATTCCCGAGCTAAAAACGACAGCGAGGCGGCCAAGCATTGCTGTGCCCATTACGCGCCCGGCGGTGGCCCCCGTGGCTGTGGCAAACGCTGCCGCTGACACCGACATCGCCGCAAACGCACGTTGCACAGAGACGGCCAGGCCGACTATCGCCGCAAGCCCCTTCCCCATCGTCACGATCACTGCCGTGGCCGCTGCCCACGCCGCCACCTTAAAGAGGGGTCCCGCCATGATCGCCCCAAGGCGCGCAACTCTATCTATGAGCTTTATTACGCCCTCATAAAACGTGCTAAACCCTTCTGAGTTTTTCTCGACCCATTTACCTAGCTCTTTGAGCCTTCGGATAAGAAGGGGGATAACCCTATCGCCGGCCTCGATGAACGCAGACTGCAAGACCGACTTGAAGACCTTTCCAACCTGATCAAACGTTGGGGCAACCTTCTTGACCGCGCCGTCAACGTGGCCAGCTGATGCGTCCAGCTGGTCCATGAACCCGGCAGCTTCTTTGGCGTTCTCTCCAACCGCTATGAGGGCGGGAAGCGTGGCTCGAAGATTTGGAAAGAGCATCCCAATGGTCTCGGTCGCGCCACCGGTTGCCTCTGTGAGAAGCCGCATCTGACCCTGCAGCCCGTTTGCCCGCAGCGCTGCTGCCGTGAACTCGACTGCGGCCTTTCCGCTGCTCTTGTTGAGGGCGTCTAATACGCGCTGCGATTCCTCCGTTGGCTGGGTAAGGCTCTTGATTAAGTTCCGCAGGCCGGTCACGGCCTCGTTGGTGCTCAAGCCTGCCCGAGTAAACTGGATCAACGAGGCCAGCATGTCTGAGAGGCTGACCTCGTATGCCGCAGCCACCGGGGCTACCCGGCCTATGGCACTGGCCAGCTGTGGAAACGTGGTACGGCCAAGGGCCACCGTCTTGAGGAGCTTGTCACTAGCCTCGGCTGCACTAACATTGGTTCGGCCATAGGCGTTAACGACACTAACGATGGCGTTGACCGCCTCCTCCGTCGTTGACAGGCCAGCCACAGCTGCAGCCTGAGCCCTCTCCAGGAGGGCGAACGCACCAGAGGCCCCCTCTATTGCAGGGATACCCGCCGAGATGGTTTGATACAGCGCCTTGCTTAGATCAATTACCTCTTTTGAAGATACCTTAGACAGGGCGAGCAGCTGCTTCCTGTACCTGCCTATGCTTACATCGCCGTCCACAAGGAGGGTGTTGATGTTGGCTAAAGAAAGCTCGAACTTGCTCGCAAACGTAGTTATCGACTTAACCACAACGCCTGCGCCAAGGCTCAAGATCCCGTTACGAACGTTGAAGACGGCGCGGGTAAGAACCTTGAGGGCCCGAGTGCTCCTCTTCGAGAAGCCGCTTATTGCCTTGCCTGCCCCCTTGGTGCTGACCTTTGCCTTGTTCGAGAAGCGGTCGAGTGCGGCACCCGCCTTCTTGGCGCTCTTGTCGGTGTCTTCACCGAGCCGCTTTAGCTCTTTGTTGACACGGTTTAGAACCTTCTGCAGGTCCCTGTCCGTTGCCGTCAAAACCAGCTTTAGCTCTTTGCTTGAACTTTCAACCATGGCGCAATAAGACTATCACATCATAAGTCAATGTGTTATCTCCGAAGGGCGATAGGCAACCCGCATATTGTGAGGATATAATGTCACGGAAGAAGTCCGATCCATTCCAAGCGTATCGCCCAAAGCAAGTAGAAGTTGCTGTGGGTGAAAACACCTTAGTCCTGAAAACCGCAACCTTGGACCAGGAGGCCCGCTTTCTAGCGGTCCTTGACAGTCTTGAGCTTGGCGCTTTGATTGGGCCCGTGGCGGCATTATTTAATACTGGTGGCGAAGATCCAGAAACTGTGAACTTCGTCTCCCGCATGACGGATATTGGTCCCGGCCTTTGGGACGCCGCCAGAAAGGTATTAGGCAAGCAGTTTGCCCCCGCAGTACGCGATGCGTCTATCGCCCTTCTCGACAACAACGCAAACCACATCGTTCTGGTTAACGGCGAGGCCGCAACATCAGACGACTTAGAGACCGGTAGTGACGGCGAGTTCCTCGGGTCGGCGGCCACACGCCGCCTGATTCGTTCTGAGCTGACTCTTATACAGGGCGTACAGGTGGTGCGCGAGGCTTGGGCCCTGAATGGGTATGCGTCACTCCTGGGAAACCTAGCGACGATGGTGACGGCCGAGCAATAACGTCTCCATCGTGGCTGCCCGATCATGACGTAATGGTTGGGATGGTATCTGCGGCGCTCGGCATGTCCAGAAACGTTTATCTTACGACGAGGTCTCGTCCCCAGTTCATGGAGGACATGCAGGCGTCGTTGGCCAGCAGCCTGCTTCCCATTGAGGTTGTGGCATCCATCGTTGGTGGTGATTCCAAACCGCTTCCCCCGCCAGCCCCCGCTCAGCCATCCTCAGACCGTATAGAGCCAAGTAACATCGAGGGCGCGATGCGTGAGCAGCGCTCTAAGACTGTCTATCCCTGGTTTAGGCGCAAGGCTGGCAGGAACTACAACGTCCACAACCTCGACACCCGCAACGTAGTAGAGTTCAAGGCCGCAGCGAGGGCCATGGGGGCGGTCCTCGATAGGCGCGGGTCTGATGGGTGAGGGGGCCTGATGGGGGTGCCCTAGAAGCCCAAGAAATAAAAAACGGACTAGGGCACCACCTGGAAGCAGGGGCCCCAATCCGTAGGCATCAAGGCCAAACTACAGCCAAGATGGAATGAAAACGCTTGCCCCCAGGACCCCTTCACGTAGGTGAGATGAAGGAGTGGCGTCTGTAGGGGGCAAGCGAAGCCGGTTACGGTACGACGAAGGCCGGGTCACCAGCGTGCGTGCTGCCTGCGGCTGGGTCTGGAGCATAGATATACCCGAGAGGAGCCGACTCGCTGCCGCCGTAGTCACCATTGGTGTCATCGAGGGCCTGAAACTCGACGGCGCTCCCGATGACTTCTGCTGCCCCACCAATCTGGAACGCCCCAGACCCGATGGTCTTGAAGAGCATGATTGCCATGATGAATGGGTCACCAGAGCTGCACTTCTTTCTCATGCAACGGAGGCTTCCGAAGACATCACCGAAGGAGCACGAGGCTCCTGGGTAGATGAACTGTGATGTCTCCTCGATATCTTCGCCCACCATGAGGTGAAGGTTGGCCTTGTGCAGCTCGCCTATCTCCCCGCTAAACGTCATGCCAACCTGTGCCGGGGAGAGAAGCTCCACTACACGGGGGAATAGCGTTCCCAGGTACTCGTTGTCTTCACGACTGACCTCTAGGACGCCTTCTTGGACGGCTCCCAGGTACATGTCTTTGTTTGCATTGACATATTTGTTGCCAGTAATGTTGTATCCGCCCTTGCGGAATTCAACGTGCGACCAATACCCCTGAAAGAGGTTATCGGTACTGCCCACCGACTGCTTGCCGATTGCACTATATAGATTTGCCATCGCTTAGATTTCCTTAGTCAGCATAGAACGCGGCTGGTCCGCTCGCGTCCTGTATGGTTTGAAACCGCACCGTCATCGTAACACGCCGATAGTCATCGTGAAAGGCAAGGCGTCGTTTTTCATCTGGCTCACCGATGTCACCATCTGAACTCTGCATGAACAAGACCATGGAGGTGGCGGTCGGGTTAGCTGGGTCGGTGTAGTCGTTGATTGTGAATATGCCGCGCTGCGTTCCGTTAGCCTGGACCCCAGAAAACACAGACAAAACTTGCTCTGCCACCATGTCAATGAACACGCCGAATGGATCAGACGTCGCGTCTCCCTCTGGGCCGATTCTGCTAAAGACGTCTATTTGCATTAGAGCGATTCCTCGCCGCCCTGCGTTTTGTTGAATGAATGCCGTCTCCACCCAGGCCGCCTCGGCCCCTGTACCAGAATCCCTCATAGCGTCTGGGTCTGACCATCGGTAGTCATGGTAGACGGGGACGACGCGACCATCCACTGTGACGGAGTTCCCAATCTGGGTTTGAATGCTGCGCCGGATGTTCATCCACTGTCTAGCGGCCTCCATTACTTGCCCTTCCTTAGTTCTCTATCCGCCAAGAGAAACAAAAACAGCTGCAGCCTGGCCATCCTCCCTGCTGCTTTTACGTGAGAGATTCTCACCATCCCATATGGACGGATGCCTCGTGGCTCTACCTTCCCTACGGTAATCCGCTCCCCGTTCTCTACCCAGGAGAGCGCCTTTTTGTTCTTTGGTAGAATAGGGTTTTTCGGACTTGTGCCGTATTCGAGGAGTTCAACAAGGTTGGTCGAGCGGCCACCCTTAATCTCGATAACCTCGTAGGCTCTCGGATCCTCATTCCTGATTGTCTTGCGATAGAAGGCAATCGTCTGCTCGGTTTCAATCGCCCACGCCTTGGGGAGGTTTTCTCCAGGAGTGAGCCTTTGGAGGTCACCTTTCGCCCTTCTTGCAATGGTGTCGATGTGCTTGACGGCGGCCTGCCGCAACTTGGTGGGAAGTGCCCCGAACATGCCGGCAACTACAAACAGCCCCGGCTCCCACTCGGCCTTGATCTTTACCACGCCTAAGCCCCTCGGACGTATTGGGCCTCAACCTTGATGAGGCCCGTCCCCCGTATGGGGAACAGGGAAAGGATTTGAAGTTCAACTTCCCCGAATTCTGGATCGTCAACTTGGACTTTGTCCGTCATGAGGACGACGTCAGCAAGGGTGCCACCGGCTGCGGGGATGTCGGCAATAAGGAAGACGCGGTCGGCCTTCACGATATCTGTGGCAGTTGCGGGCACATCTTTGTCCCACTCGCTTGGCTGGAACATGGTGGCCTGTAGGTTCCCGAGGCCCGCTACGGTTTGCCAGGTTCCCGCCACGGCCAGCGCCGTGTCTGCGGCTTGGACGACTGTTTTTCTGATGATGTTTACGGTGCGAGGAATCCCGGTAGTTGCCTGCTCGGAGAGTTCGCTCACCACGCGGCTGGCCTGTCGGACTAGCTCATGGGCATAGTCGGTGCCCGCCAGCCCCAACCACGCATCTAAACCTGTACGTGTTTCAGCCATAACGAAAGAGTATCAGAGGAGAGTAAAAATAGCGACGACCCCGAAGGAGCGGGGGAGGAGGGGTCGTCGCTATTGGCATTAGGAGAGAGCAATGCCAGAGCCTAGGCCCTTCGTAAAAACTAGCAGGGACGCCCGAAGGTGTCTACATATCGGGTCATTCCGCTTCTCAGATACAACGTCTTGAGGTGCTCTGCCCATTTGTCCGCTATGACTGACCAGTCAAATGCCAGGGCGGTCTGGCGGCCCTGCGCCCCCAGCCTTAAGCGCAAGGCTCGATCTTGAACCGCCATCACCACCAGCTCTCGAAGCGAGAAGTCCCCCTCGATTAAGCAGTTCTCCTCGTGGACCCCATACTCATGCACGCCCTTATTGTTGGTGCTTACGAGACATATCCCCGCCGCTAGGGCCTCCAGGCCCGGAAGCCCAAAGCCCTGGTACTCACTAGGCTCTACCAAAATATCAACCTGCCTGAGAAGGTCTGCCACGCCGTCCTGGCTAAGGCGACCATAATGGTGGTCGCTCCAGCCGCAGTCCTCACCAAACGTCTCGATAAGTACACTGTCCCCCAGCTCAGCCTTGAGTTTGGGAAACAGCTTCCTCATCCGTACCGCCCCACGACGTGGGGTGCTCGGCCTGTGCATAACCAAGATTCTAATCTGGCCACCATTCCTCTCGCCTGGATAGAACTTCAGAGTGTCGACCCCCACGGGGATGTGCTCAAAGCCATCGATGCCCAGTTCCTCTACCGCCGAAGACCCTACCCACTCCGCGTTCACAATCCTGTTAGGTATCCTCAAGTATGCCGTCACGCTTCCTGCTCGAACGCTTCGCCTACCATTTGGCTCTGTGAACAAATCCTCTCTATCCTGCCAGAACGCTAACGGTATGAAATTACTAGAGATTTCATACGTGGCCGCGAGGACCTCCCCGGTAAACCAATGCGTACCAACAATGAAGCCTTCTTGACACCTGTCATCTTTTGATATTCGCCTCATGGCATTGATGTCTACATGTCGGTTTGGGCCGGTGGTTGGTCGGAAGGTGTTGTCCTCGTGCTTTGTGAATTCTGCGGTGGCATCAAAGCCCCGCTCTTTCAGTTCGTCAACGAGGCGAATAATGCAGTGGACGCCTCCGTATGGGCCGATGTTCACGAGAACAAACCTGACTGGGCACCCTGACGGCTTGAGCGTATTGGTTACACACCTGACATTATTGGTCTTTGACGACCATACCCTAATTGCTGGAGACCGCTCTTTGTAGAGGTCTCCCCATCGCTCCATGAACTTATCCGCCCCCCTGCGCTCCCTGGCTGGTGCATCTTCGTGCACCGCGTGTGATTCGTGAAAGACATAGGCGTCGTCTGCCACGATTCCGATTCCGTCATTAGTAACGACCCTGGCCCACAGTTCGCATTCCTCCCCGTAGCCGCGCCCATAAAGCCCTGAATCAAACGGGCCGTGTTCTGTCCACGCGCCTTTCGTGACAAGCATGCACTGGCCGATGTTGGTTACTGCGTTTGGGTATTTGGGAGGAATGAACGAGGCGGCGAGGGACACATCCAGATAGCTTCTACCGCCCTCGACTCTTGGCATGTTCCACGACATCTCCCCTGCAAGGGGGAGGGATAGCGGGCCCTGCTGGTTACAGAGGGGGTTGACGAGGTCGGCACCGGTTACGAGGTGGGCACGCACCATTGCTGACAGCCACCCACAGGTAACCCTTACATCTGAGTTCACAAAGACGACGATGTCACATCCGGCCCCGAACGCTTCTCTGGCCCCTCGGTTTGCTGTGAGGAGATAGCCACAGTTCCGATGTCGTAGAACGGTAGCTCTATCCTTGTATGCTTCTAAGGTTTGGTGGGTGAAGGCGTCTCCCCCGTCGTCGATAATGAAAAGCTCAAAGTTTGGATACTGGGTTCGGCCGAGAATGCTTTCGATGCACGGTACGGTTCTGTCTGGCTTGTTGTATGCGGCCAGCACAACGCCGACTTTTGGTGGTTTCTCTGCACTGAGCGGCTCACGCCCTGGCCAGACTACACACGGGCCGCCGCTATCTTCGCTGCTCCACCCACGCCACGGCCTTTTCTCGTATAGCTGTCTGACCCATCCTGGATCTAAAGGAAGATCCCTTGGGAAGAGGATACAGTCTGGCTTTCCGTCTCCCCCAGAAAGGGGGAGGGCACAAGTTTCCTTATACCGGTCAAGGCCCTCTCCGAGTTCGATGTTAACGTTTGCAACTCTCGGCCTTTGACGTCTTCGTACTGCGAGTGGTGATACAAGCACTTCGAGGCCCCTTTCGTCTTCGCCGCACCCTGTGGCCGAGAACTTGACTGCCATGTCAAACTGGGACCGCTGTGCCGACGTTAGCCTAGCAAGCCTATCGCTTTTAACGAAGTCACCTGGTTCGATTGTTGCGAGCTGTCCAGGAAGCTCTGCCCCCCCGAGGAACCTTCTATAATAGAGAGATTTGACTAGGGCCAATTTCGTCCTGGTTTCATGGCCGGCAAGAAGCTCTTGAACCTGTCTCTCATCCTGTCTGCCATCTTGAGATGATGGCTAGCAGCAACGGTCGTCATCCTCACGCCGCCAGCGGACCCTACCGAGGTGAGTGCTCCTCTTCCAACGGAGAGGGCCTCATGAAGGGCAGATAGACACGAGGCGAAGTATGGCTCAACAAGGATGTCTTCCACATCTTCGACCGAAGCGTATCGCTCCTTCGTAAAGTTGAAGTAAACAGTGGTGACGAGTTCAGGTACAGGATCGAGAAACACGGTTGTCTCGTTCCTTATGTATCCCCCTTGTCCATAGAGGCGATAGAAGAACTCTTGGTTTTGATACCACGCCGCAACGATGGACGGCTCGATGGTTCGCCGTGCTCCATATTCGTCAACAACTTCAGAGATGATGAGCTGGTTCACCGAGCTGTCTACACTCCTGGGAAGTTCATATTCACAGGAGGCTGGCCAGAAAACCTTGGTGAGGGCATATCCAGTTGCAGGAATGGGGACGTACTCTTGCTGGCTAATCACTGTTGAGAAGCTACCGAAGCCCCAAAGGGCGAAGGATTGGTTTATATCTCTGAGGCCCCTTCCCAGACAATCGTCGAGAAGAGAATCAGACACAAGGGCAGTGTCCGATTCGTGCCCGACCATCCTTCTTAGGTACGCCCTTTGCTCAGCCTGTGTCCCAACCGCCATTAGATCACCACCGCACTCGCCGTTCCAATGCCCAACATCTCACGCTCTGCAGCCTCCTTCTGTTGTATCACATAGTTTCCCCAGGCAGCCACATCTGGCCGAGTGTCGAAATCCGTGATCCAACGCTGAATGCCTTGAGAGGTTCGCAGAACCTTAGAAATGAAGTGTATGCTCTGAGAGATGGAGTGATGAATCTCTCGACCATTAACAGTCAGTTTTTCTGGCGGGGCATAGACGTCGGTGTAAAACCTTCGCCCGCCTCTCTCGAAGTATTTCTTCTGTGCGTTCTTCGGTCTAGGCGGTGGTGCAACATGCCACACGAGGGCGGGCCTCACGTTCTTCGAGCGCTGCATACGCTCTTGTACAACATTGTCTGCCCACGTTTTTGCGACGGGAGGTGAAAGCTGAAGAGGCGCAACCTCCACGAACTTGAACCCTCGGGCAACCGGCACCTGAATCTTGCTAGATTCCTTCATGGTGATTGCGACCAGCTGGACCTGTTCCCCTTCATCTTCTCTTGCCTTAGCAAGTGCCCGTTCAAGTTCTTCAGCAGCGACTGCCGGGACAACAACTCCGTCTTCATCTTTCCTATGTTTCGCCATTCTCTTTCTCCTCGACAAGGCCAACGACGCCAGCGCCGCGACCGGGGTTTTTCAACGGGTCCCACCGTGAGCCCCGTGCAGCGTTCTTTCTCAGTTCTCGAAGCTCTTCAAGCCTCTTTTCGTGTCGCCCGAATTCTGCCGCCTCACGATGGGTCAAGAACCGGGTATCCCCGAGGTCGCTCAACGCCTTCATGGCGGCCAGCCTTCGCTCGACCTCTCTTTCAATCTCGGCGGCCCCGCGAAGGGACCTCCAATATACCGGAATCAAATAGCACGCGCCCCCAGGCGTTCCGCCGAACATGTCCGCATCTAGCGGCGACCTCTGTCCAGGGTGTGCGCTCTGCATCTCATAGACAACTTCGTCTCCGACCTCAACCTCTTCGCCCACGCGAGGCCCTTTTGCTAACACAGTTCCTCGAAGCCATCTCTCGCTTTTCGTTTTTGTGCTCCTGACAATTGAACTCCCGAACAGGTATTCATCGTCTATTGCCTCGATTGCCGCATAATGGCCCATTGGTCGCGCCTTCATCTCTCTCCACCTTCCTACACAAACATTAAGTCTGCCTTAAGTAACCGACCGTTTACTCTCTTCGTTCCGAAGTAAGCCTTGCTTTTTTACTCTCTCGTAGAGGGGGAGAAGACCCTCTCTCTCAAAGGCACCGTCTAGGTCAATCCAAAGTCTGCTCTTCTCGCCGAGGTCCTCAAGTTCCCCTCGCAGCTCTAGACTCCTCTCCACTGCCGCAACCTGTGATTCCCTCTTCATCGTCCCGCAGTTAACCAGCAGCCCAAGCGTTGCAATGTCTTCACCCTCGACAACGTCTTTGTGGTTAACGGATTGATCCCAGGCAAGACAATCCCTGTACCACCTAACCAACACGCCCGTGTCGTGCATTGCAAGGCGCAGCTTATGGGGTGCCACTCCTGGCGTCCTGTTCTTCCCCGCCCCCACAACCCTCACATCAAAAAGGAAACCAAACATCCTCATCTCGAAGTGGTCTTCGTATACCTCTGTCATGACTCCTCCTCCTGCTCAGGCGCAGTGACATCGTGAACCCATTGGGACACCGCTTTGATCCGGCGCGATCTAAAACTAAGCAGGTACACAAGATGAAACGTCCACTTGAATGGACCGAGCTTTGAAAAAAACCGATTCATTTCTTTCCTCAGTTAAAACGACAGACACCCCAGCCACAAAAGGTTCCCACTTACTGTTAGGTGGCAACCCTTTGCATAAGTGCCAAGCAACCGCCCACTTGACATGGTGCGACCCGAACAGACGCCGCACCCCACCCGCAGATTAGCAATCATGGAGTTTATCACTCTCCCGCTTCATCCTTGCAATCGGGGTAACTTCATTTGTCCCTATCCCTCTTTCTTCCCGGCACACTTTCTACAAACCAACCCAGAAGGAGATATCGAAAGGGGGCTGGAACAGTCCCCACACTTCCTCACCTCTCTAGGCTCAAGAGTGCGCCTCCATGAGACAAGCCTCTTCCTGTACCACTCAGGATACCGCCTCAATTATCACCTCTCTTCTTCTATCCAACTCTCCCAGCTTCCTCTCCATCTTTGCGATAGTCTCCTCAACTCTCAACAACTCAGTATGAAGAGCCTCCTTATCCATCTCCCCCGACTCACCACGACCGATTTTCTCCGCAACAGTAGATTGAGCCGACTCCAATTCAGCTACGCGCTTCCTTACCCCATCAAGGCTTTCACGTAATGCCTTCAGAGAACTCTTGTCCCCCCTCATTATCTTTGACCCAGGCTGCGAGTACATAAACCACCTCTCCAGCTCTGGCAGAAACGCAGTCGCAACCCTCCTACTATTCTCATCCCCAAGCCTGTCGAGAATTACTAGACCCTGCTCCACAGCTGCCATCGCATCCTCCCTCTCCCTACCCTCAAGCTGCCCATACGTCTCAATCAATCCAGGCACCTCTACACACAACCACTGAATCCTCGCCGCCGTCCTGTCACCAATAGACAAAAATGGCTTGTACTCCTGCTCGTCTATGTACGCCCTACCCTCCTCGTCCACAGATAAACGGGAAAGTAACGGCCCCACTACCAAACCCTCAATCGCTGCACCCACTTCAGGACCAAACCATTCCCGAAATTCCTCATACTGCCTAGATATTCCTGGATCGGGAGGGGTATCCAAATACTCCGACCCTGCCGGCCCCGTCGCACTATCCAACCTGTACAAAATATCCTGGACACACCTGGCCGATAACATCCCAACCATTCCCCGACTCTCGTCCTGATCAAAGAACGTCCTCACCCTGTATGCTTCCTTACTCATTCCCCGGAACCTCCCTGCATATTGCCATCCCATGCAATATCGCCGCACGTAACACCGCACTCAAAGAATGACCACCACTCTCAGAGAAATCCGATATGTACTGAAACTGTCCCTCGGGTAGATAAACTGTAAACCTCCCACCCGTATCGTCCAATGTGTCACCAGGTGCATGTATAGGTGGCCAGCTCTCTATAGACCTCTGCACGTAATACTCAACCTGCCATGACAAACGACGACATGACGCCAAAGCATCCCTCTCTAACTGCTCCCTAAGAGAACGGCCAAGCTCTAGGTTTACCTTGACTGGCGTTTTGCTTTTTACTCCGTGTCTCAAGGAGAGCCCCCCATAAAAATCGGCCATTGGCCGCGAACCCTTTGAAATCATTAACCTTTTTCACAGTCAACCTTGACTGTGAACATACCGTCATGGATGACTGTTCGAGGCTATCTACCCGTAACCATTAGACTTTCCCCTATACTCCACCATAGAGCCCCTCACCAGCATCGTTGGGCCCGGCGATGCTGGACCCCTTGAGAGCCTCGACCGTGGCCGATGGTGGCACCCTTGAGCCATAGGTCTGTCGATATGTTGACACCCTCACCACTGCTCTACCCTGGACCATGGCCCCTGGCACCATGCCTTACCCGCGGTCATGTTGAAGCCTGCGTGCATAACGCACGGGTAATATACATGGAGGCCCGATAGGTGTCCAGCCTACCC